ATGGCGAAACGAAAGTATAAGCGTCTGCATTACGAGGACAGGCAGACCATAGAGGCTATGAGTAAGCAGGGTAGTAGCGTAAAGGATATTGCGGCAGCGTTAGGTACACACAGGGACACGATATATAGAGAGTTTAAACGCTGCGGGACTACGCAGGAAACATATACGGCAGCCAGAGGGCAGCAGACTTTATAATAAAAGAGAGGCAAAGAATGGAGAAACTTGAAAAACAAGCAATAGAGTTATTACAAATGATGTGCGGTAGCACGGGCTGTGTAATTTCGGATAGTGGTGGAAAGGACAGTAGTGTATTAAAACACATTGCGTTAAAGGCGCATGAAATATATGGACTACCGTTTAGCGTAAGACATAACCATACAACAGTAGACGCACCAGAAACCGTATATTTTGTACGGGATGAAAAAAAGAAATATGAAAATATGGGGATAAAATACGAGATCCATTACCCAGCACAAAGTATGTGGCAGCTAATAGTAGCGCCTAAAACACCACCAACAAGAGTTATGCGTTATTGCTGCGCAGACTTGAAAGAAAATACAGGAATGGGCGAAAAACTGGTAACTGGGGTGCGAAAAGCAGAAAGCAGGAATAGAAAAGAAAATCAAGGAGCAGTTACATTTACTAAACCTAAAAGAGAATTGCTTAATAAAATCAAAGGAAATGAAAATTTTTACATTAACAGACAGGGCGGCGTAGTAACTCTAAATTTAGATAATTCAGAAACGAGAAGAATTGTAGAGAATTGTTACAGAACCAATAAAACACTTATAAATCCTCTGATCGAATGGAAGGATGATTTTCTTTATTGGTATATTGACAAAGAGAATATACAACTAAATCCACTATACGGGTGCGGCTGGGGGCGGGTGGGCTGTATAGGTTGTCCAATGGCTGGAAAAAACAGGTGGGCTGAGTTTGAGAGATACCCTAAATATAAAGAGGCTTATATAAGAGCTTTCGACAAAATGCTTATAGAAAGAGAAAAGAGAGGTTTAAAAACTATAGATATATGGACGACAGGAAAGAAAGTCTTTAAATGGTGGATGGAAGATGAAAATTTAGACGGACAGTTAGCTTTTGATATAGACGGGAATATTTACGAGGAATATTTATAGGCGGCAGCAGCCGCCACAAGGGCTATTACGTGGACAAGAACAGCGTGAGCATGGGCGTACATAGCCCAGAGTATTACGGCTATGGGTATTTAAGATACACCTTAGTAAAAATAACGGATAGGGGGGGATGAAATGCAAAGCATGATAGAAAAAATTAAATACTGGTTATTCCAGAAAGACAAAGGAAATAGCGGAAAAGGTAGCAGAGAAAAAGGCAGGGGACGATTACGAAACACCGCACCCAGAAAGCATAACGTCTTTGTGCTATTCCTGCCAGAAATACAAGGACTGCAACGTAAAAACGGGAACGTGCCAGAAATGCGACCAGTACATAAACAAGGCAGAGGCTGAAAAGACGGACGAACAGCGGTACAGCGAAGAGCAGGACGCTATAGACCGCCAGACAAAGAAGAAATTGCAGGAGCGGGCAGACGCAGAAAAAATGGAGCATCTGCCAAGCGAGGGAGACACAGAGCATAAGCAGCATGAGATAAAAATAGTGGCATCTTATTACGAGGACGTAGTAAGCGGGAAAAAGAGCTTTGAGCTGCGGAAGAATGACAGAGGCTATAAACAGGGCGACAGCCTTAAAATGCTGGAATTTAAGGACGGTAAGCATACAGGGCGCACGATTGACGCAGATATTATTTATATGCTGGAAGATTATACAGGGCTTACAGAGGGCTACTGTATTCTGGGTATCAGAGTAACAGACTATACGGGTAAGGTGTCCGAAACGGACACAGAAAGCGGGGCGGTAAATGTTTGAGTTTATGGACGGCGTAGTAGATGCGCTGGAAGAAACGGGAAAGGTAGTAGTAGACGGGGTGGTATATTGCCTGATATGCGTAGCTAAACTGGCGTTGATAATAACAGCGCCAGTATGGGTGCTACCGTATACGATATGGAGAAAGGGGCGTGGGTTGTCCGTGCGGACGTTGGCGCTCGTGGGGCGTGTGACTTAGTGAGAACATTACAGGCACAGAGTTCTACGGAATACTGGCAAGGACTTAGAAAGGGATAAGACCGAGTGTTTAATATCCTATAGTCAGAGTGGCTGTCCCGCCGTGAGGCAAAGAGAAAAAATACGGCTGCTGGTTAGTAGCTACGGCGAAAGGCAGGAGCTTAATACTTGAAGAGAGTAGGATACATTACCGATAAGGACGGGCGGCGCATTACGCTTTTAGAGGCTATGGGCGACTATGGAAACGTACAGAAAGCCTATAACAAAGCCAGAAAGTGTAAACGCCACAGAAAAGACGTACTGATTTTTACGAAAGACAAAGAGGAAAACTTAGACAAGGTGCGGGAAGATATTATAAACCTTGCCTATGAGCCAAGCAAATACCATTACTTTAAGGTGTACGAACCGAAAGAGCGGCAGATAATGGCGCTGCCGTTCTATGACAGGGTGGTACAGCACGCCATAAACAACGTGTTAGAGCCTATATTTGATAAGCGGTTTATATCGCAGTCTTACGCCTGCCGGAAAGGTAAAGGTATGCACGCTGCGTCTGATACGCTAAAAGAGTGGCTGTATGAGTGGAACAAATACCACCCAGATCAGCCGCTTTATGCTATCAAGGCAGATATACACCACTATTTCCAGAGCATAGACCATGCGGTATTAAAAACTAAAATACGTAAGGTTATAAAAGACGCTGGGGTACTGGCATTGCTGGACAGGATAATAGACCACAACGGCAATATGCCGGACGGCGTAGGGATACCAGTAGGAAACCTTACCAGTCAGTTATTTGCAAATATCTATCTGGACGCATTAGACCAGTTTATTAAGCATGAGCTGGGCGTAGAGGCGTACATACGATATATGGACGACTTTGTAATATTAAGCCCAGACAAGGAACAGCTGCGCAACTGGCTTGCACGGATAGAGCAATTCTTACGGGAAGAGCTT